GTTCTTCTTACAAAAAAGGTGGAAGCGTTTCCAGCGCATCCAAACGTGCTGACGGTATTGCTCAAAAGGGCAAGACTCGCGGAAAGATGTGCTAAGTCATGCCTGCCGCATCAGCCAAACAAAAGAAATTCATGGATGCTGCGGCGCACAACCCAGCGTTTGCGAAAAAAGCCGGTGTACCTGTAAAGGTTGCCAAAGAGTTCAGCAAGGCCAGCAAAGGCCAAACATTTAAAGAGGATGGCGAAATGAAAGATTCTAAAGCGATGGTCAAAAAGGAAATTGGTTTTATGAAAGCCAAGGGCGCTCCTAAATCCATGATGAAACATGAGATGGCTGAGATGAAGGGCATGAAAAAAGGCTATGCGTCTGGTGGTATGCCTATGGTTATGAAAGACGGACAGAAGGTTCCGGCTTTTGCCGCAGACGGAAAAGGCAAAATGGCTCATGGCGGAATGACCAAAGAATATGGTATGGGCGGTATGCTCAAAAAAATTGCAACTAAAGCTGCTCCTATGGTTAAAGCCGCAGCAAGCCAAGCTTCTCCTGCCATGAGATCCTCTGTTTCCAATGCAGTCAAAAAAGCTGTTCCAGCAATTAAACGTGCGTTTGGTCGAGGAATGGCAGAGGGTGGTAACGTTACCAAAATGGGTGCTGTAAAAACATCCAAGCCTACTTCTGGTTCTGCGTCCAGCCGCGCTGATGGTATTGCTCAAAAAGGCAAGACCAAAGGCAAGATGCTCCAAAAAGGCGGAAAGTGCTGATATGAGAGCAAGCCGTGGTATGGGCGCAATAAGCCCTTCCAAAATGCCCAAGGGTGTGCGGAAGGCTAGGCGTGATGACACTGACTTTACTCAGTACGCTGAGGGCGGCAAGGTGAATGCTGCCGGAAACTATACCAAGCCAAGCTTGCGCAAACGCATTGTGTCTCAGGTCAAGGCAGCGGCAACACATGGCACTGGCGCAGGTCAGTGGTCAGCTAGAAAAGCGCAGCTTGTAGCCAAGAAATACAAGGCTGCTGGTGGAGGGTACAAAGATTGAAAGCGCCGCAGACTTCTTTGAAAAATTGGGGTGACCAGAAATGGCGCACCAAGTCGGGGAAGCCTTCGTCAAAAACAGGTGAGAGGTATCTCCCTGAAGCAGCTATCAAGTCTTTGTCCCCTGCTGAGTACGCTGCAACAACCAAGGCCAAACGTAAAGGCAAAGCGGTAGGTAAGCAGTTTGTGGCACAACCAAAAAGCATTGCAAAGAAAACGGCAGGATTTAGATAATGGCATACACCACTGGCACAACACTCTTTAACATGGAGTTTACGGAGATCGCTGAAGAGGCGTGGGAACGTGCTGGGCGTGAAATGCGTAGTGGCTATGACTTGCGAACAGCCCGTAGGTCAATGAATCTGATGACGATTGAGTGGGCAAATCGTGGCTTGAACATGTGGACGATTGAGGCGGGATCTTTCCCACTGACACCGGGATTGAACACATATCCTTTGCCTGCTGATACGATTGATCTGTTGGATCATGTGATCCGTACAGGTGGAAACAGTTCAAGCACACAGGCTGACCTGACAATCTCGCGCATCAGTGTGTCTACCTATGCCACTATTCCAAACAAATTGCAGCAGGCCAGACCTATTCAGGTTTGGATTCAGCGATTGTCTGGAGAAACTAATCCAACTACGCTGACCACAAATGGAAGCGTTACCAGCACCGCCACCACCATTACATTGAGTTCAACTGTGGGCTTGGCCTCTTCAGGCTACATCAAGCTGGACAGTGAGGTGATTTACTACGGATACATTTCAGGAAATGATTTGGGCGGCTGCTTTCGTGGACAAAACAGCACTACTGCGGCTGCGCATACGACTGCTACAGAGGTGTTTGTTTCTCAACTTCCAGCGGTTACTGTGTGGCCTACGCCAGATGACTCTACGCCTTATGAGTTTGTGTATTACAGAATGCGCCGTATTCAAGACGCAGGTTCTGGTATTCAAATTGCGGACATGAATTTCCGTTTCTTGCCGTGTGTAGTGTCTGGATTGGCTTACTACATAGCGATGAAGGTTCCTGAATTGATGCCCCGCATGGATATGCTGAAGCAGGCATACAACGAGCAATTTGACTTGGCTGCTGGTGAAGATCACGAAAAAGCACCGCTGCGGTTTGTGCCACGGCAGATGTTTATTGGTGGAAGTACGTCCTAATGGGCAATACCTATGCTTCTGGTCGGATTGCAATTGCTGAATGTGATCGGTGTGGTCAACGGTACAAGCTCAAACAGCTCAAGACCGAGGTCATAAAGACCAAGCGGTATGAGCTGAAGGTTTGTCCTGAGTGCTGGGATCCAGATCATCCTCAGTTGTTGTTGGGTATGTACCCTGTAGAAGACCCGCAGGCGCTCAGAGGGCCTCGCAGGGACACTACATATGTGACGGCTGGTGTGAATGGGTTGCAGCTTGACCAAAGCGGTTTTGGCGGCTATCCAACGGGCGGCTCACGGGACATTCAATGGGGATGGAGTCCAGTGGGCGGGGCAAGAAATTTTGATAACGAGTTGACTCCAAATTACTTGGTGGCAACGACAAGTGTTGGTACAGTTACAGTAACTGTTTCTTAGGAGAAAATGATGGAAACAAACAAAATGCGTGGTATTGCAAAGTCAGAGGCAAAAAGAGCTGTAAAAGGCCATGAATCTTCTATGCACGGTGTAAAGAAAATGGCAAAAGGTGGTAAAACCAACATGCAAATGAAGGAACTTGGTCGTGGTTTAGCCAAGGTTGCCAACCAGAAGAAGTCTTCTTTCACATACAAGCGCGGAGGCTGATATGGGATACAGCAAAAAGATGATGGGTAAAGAGGTGGGTGATGCCGCCACTTATGCTGCGCCGCACAATATGAAGGGCAAAGCTGTTGGAATCGCTTCCAATCCCGGCAAAGAGCCAAATGGCAGTATGCTTAAAACAGTTGACATGAGTGTTGGCGCTTACAGCAAATCTGCTGGTAATGAGCCAGCTAAAACCAGTGGCATCAAAATCCGTGGCACTGGCGCAGCTACCAAGGGTGTGATGGCAAGAGGCCCAATGGCATGACTTACGCTGAACTTGTCATTGCTGTTTCTGACTACTGTGAGAACACGTTTCCCACGGTAGACATGAACACAATGATTAAGCAGGCTGAACAGCGTATATATAACACTGTTCAGATTGCAAATCTGCGCAAGAATATGGTTGGTACTGTTACCGCTGGTAACCCATATCTGTCTGCGCCTGAAGATTTTTTATCTGCTTATTCATTGGCTGTGATTAGCGGAAGTGAATATCTTTATTTGCTCAATAAAGATGTGAACTTCATGCGAGAAGCTTATCCAAGCACGGCTGCTGCATATCGTGGAAAGCCAAAACACTATGGTATTTTTGGCCCTCAGTCAAATGCCGTGACTGAGTTGTCGTTTATTCTTGGCCCAACACCAGACGCAACCTATTCAGTAGAGCTTCATTTCTACTACTACCCAGAATCTATCGTTACAGCCAACAACACTTGGCTGGGCGACAATTTTGATTCTGCTTTGCTCAACGGTACGATGGTCGAGGCCATTCGTTACATGAAGGGCGAGCCAGACATGGTTAAGTTTTACCAAGATATGTATCTTCAGTCGATTGCTCTGCTCAAGAATTTGGGTGATGGCAAACAGCGTATGGATGCGTACAGGGATGGACAAGTCAGGACACAAGTTCAATGAGTATTGTCCAAACACAAACCACATCGTTCAAAGCCGAGTTGTATCAAGGCATTCACGATCTCACGACAGATCAGATCAAGATTGCTTTGTATACAGCCAACGTAAATTTGAACGAGGCTACTACTGTTTACTCATCTGACAATGAGTCCAGCGGTGGAAATTATGTGGCTGGTGGTTTGGTTCTTACGCCTATTACTGTAAACAGTTCTGGATATACGGCATATGTTGGATTCCCAAATGCCTCATGGACTGGTGCAATAATTGCAAGATGCGCATTGATTTATAACGTTACCAAGGGTAACAAATCAATCGCTGTTTTAGACTTTGGTTCTGACAAAATATCTGTAGCAGGCGGAACATTTCTCATAACGATGCCAGCGAACACGGCAACAGAAGCACTTATCAGGAGTTCAAATTGATCGTTACAACAACAAAAGGTGACATGGATGATTCTTTGCTGGTAAAGCAAGAAGGCATCGTGGACAATGAAAATGAGTTAACCACATGGGTGGAATATTGGCTGGACGGGGAACTTGTCCACCGTTCTGCGCATGTGACTTTGAAGAAAATGCCGTCTATTGGCGGTGAAACAGCCTCAATCGGGTAAAGGAAACATCATGGCAAATTCTCAATCAATGTG